GCTGCAAGTTCTCTGTGACACCTATACACGGATTGAATGTCTCCCAAGACTCACTTGAGGCACTGTTAAATACAGTTCCTCACTATGCCTTTCTACATTATAAAAATGGAGTAGAGCGTAGGGTGGGTTCAGGAGAGATATTCTTCGTCCCGAAAAATGCTGAAACTGATCGTACTTGTGAGAAACAACTTGTCCTGAACTCAATAGTTCAAAAAGGCATTGGTTCTCATTTGAAAACAAGATTGCGATCTGTTGGGATAGATTTGTCTAATCAAAGCACAAATTCTTTCCTAGCCCGTTGGGGTTCTTCTAATGGTTGCATTGCAACTTTAGACCTTAAAGAGGCCAGCAATTCCATAGCACTTTGGGTAGTTTATACCTTACTCCCTTCCGATTGGTTCAACTTGTTGAACACTTGGAGAAGTCCTAAATATGACTGCAAACCCTACAATTTAACTAACGTAGAGTTCCAGTTGTTTAGTTCTATGGGAAATGGTTTTACTTTTGAGCTCGAGAGTCTTCTCTTTTACTCAATTGCCAAAGTAATTATGGAAACAAATTCACCACGAGAAGAATGGAGTTCACATATTTGTTCAATCTTCGGAGACGACTTGGTAGTCGAAACTGAATATTATGAACAAGTGAAAACGATTTTCGAGGATTTTGGCTTTCTCGTTAACAACGAGAAGTCTTATCGCTCTGGACCGTTCCGTGAATCCTGTGGTGGAGATTATTATTCGGGCATCTACGTTCGTCCGTTCTTTATCAAAGATTGTATGACACCAGCGCGACTAGTTGGTCTTCATAACCATTATTTTGGTCTTGAAGGCTCAATGTTCGAGCTGACACGTGCAATTCGATTAGGAATTAGACGGATAATAGATGAGTTCTGTGTATCTGTGTCCATCCCATCCGGTCCTCCGGGATTGGGTGATGGACATTTGCATAGTCTAACGTTTGACTGGAAGCAACCACGCAAGTTTAAGCGTAACCAGTTTGATGCTATTCAATTTGAGTCGTATGGTATTGAACCTGCGACTTATAAGCAAGGTAATCTGAAAGGCGATTTAATCGACTTTCTTTATAATTTACCTTTGCATTCTGAAAGCTCGGGCTGGCGTATTCGCTTGTTTGGTAGTCATGTCTCCCATCGGAACTTACTTATCACCCATCGAGAGAGTGGACCCGAAAGGGATCCATATACTCTCCGTGGTGGTGAGCGTCCGAAGTTGACAAACGTAACCGTGTTACCCTCATTTTTTATGTCTGAATAGACAGAGGAGAAG